CGCTGATAATATTGCTATTGGCTATCAAGCTGGCTACGATTTAACAGTTGGTTCAGAAAACAATTTTCAGGGCTTTAGGACAGGCTATAACGCAACTACTGCTGACCGTACAATCGCTATTGGTTATAAAGCGATTGGCTTAGGTGTTCTTACCGGTGATTATAATATCGCTCTTGGCTATCAAGCTGGTTATGATTTGACCAGTGGCGCCTACAATAATTTTATGGGCGATAGAGCAGGCTATAACATAACCACAGGATCGAACAATGTATTTCAAGGCACTATCGCAGGCTTTAACGCAACTTCAGCCAACTACAATGTCGCTATTGGATATTCAGTAATTGGTTCAGGTGTATTAACTGGTGAGGAAAACGTCGTTGTTGGCAGACAAGCTGGCAATGATTTGACCAGCGGTAATAAGAATGTGATAATTGGCTATCAAGCAGGCTATAACGCAACTACTGCCGCTGATACGGTTTCTATCGGTACTCAATCTATGGATACGGGAACTGTGACTGGAGAGCAGAATGTTGCTGTCGGTCATCATTCTGGCAGAGGAGTAACAAGCGGTCGAAGCAACTTGATGCTTGGGCCATCTGCCGGTTATGGTATTACCACAGGTTCGTTTAACGTATCGATGGGCTATCAATCAAATGTTACTGGTCCTTTGACTGGTGATAATAATATCGCTATTGGACGACAAGCCGCTCTGTCAATGACCAGCGGCAATCACAACGTTATATTAGGCTACGAGGCTGGCAGAAATGCCACGACCACAATCAACACGGTAGCCATAGGCAAAGAAGCTGGTGAAGGAATAACTACTGGTCAGAACGCCATAGCTATCGGCGCTCTTGCTATGGGTACGGGCGTTATGACCGGCTCTGATAACATGGCTATTGGCCGCCACGCTGGTCAAGATTTAACTAGCGGAATCCAAAATGTTTTTCTTGGCTTCGACGCTGGTATGAATGCGACATCAGGTAATTATAATACTGTTATCGGAGCAGATGCCGGTGTTGGTGTATTGACTGGTAGTGCAGCAGTTCTTATTGGTTGGAAAGCTGGTCAAGCTATAACATCTGCTGAAAATGCTATTGCTATTGGAAATACTGCGATGGGTACCGGAACCGTAACCGGCACTGACAATACGTCTATTGGTCGTGAAGCCGGTAACGATTTAACCAGCGGCGCCTACAATAACTTTATGGGCTATCAAGCAGGCTATAACGCAACTACTGCCGATAGCAACATCGCTATTGGTCGTTCAGCAATTGGCTTGGGTGTTCTTACTGGTGATAGTAATGTCGCTGTTGGTCATAGTGCTGGCTACGATTTAACCAGTGGTGCCTTCAACGTCTTTATGGGCTACGTAGCAGGCGCTAACGTAAGTACAGGCGCTGACAATACAATTCTTGGCCCGAATGCTGGTGTCGCACTAATAACCGGCAGCAACAACATCATCATTGGACACGATGCTGCTGCTTCAGCAACAGATGTATCTAACGAGATTACATTAGGCGATGCGAATATCACGGATGTTAGAATACCTGGCGTTGGGTTTTATATTGATGGTGGCGACGTTGGTATTGGTGAAAGCAGTCCATCAGCGAAACTTGATATTGTGGGCACTGCTAACGAAACAGTATTAGAAATTACCTCTACTGATAATAATGCAGCACAAGCCTTTACTGGTGTCCTGATTGACACTAATATGAGTGGATCAGGAGCAACTGGTGCAGATAGAGAACATTTTGGATTGTCTATCGACACCGATTCAAGTGCCACTGGCGGCGACACCAACAATGAACATCGTGTTAGAGGTCTGCGTATTGATACAGATGTTACTGGCGATAGTGATGTTGTCAACGGCATTTACAACACTGTTCGTACAGCCCACTCTAGTGGTACGATAACTCAATCTGTCGCTGATTATAACTTAGTTGAAGCAGATGGCTCTGCTGGTGTTACCAACGCATATGCCAGTCACAATCTTGCTTATTCTAGCGGTGTAGTTAATACTGGTTTGTACGGTGTTTATGCAAGGACTTTGCTACAAGCTGGTCATACAAATGATGGCTCTATGAATATGTATGGTATGTATTCTGAAGTAGACACAACAGCGAGTATCAGTGTTTCCGGCGTAAGCAATATGTATGCTTATTATGCACTTGTTGATGATAATGATACAGCAAGTGCAAACTCATTCTGCTTCTATGGAACATCAGATGGTGGTTCAACCACAAACTATGGTATATACATTGCTGCTGGTACTACAATTAACTATCTGACTGGTGAACTCAGAGTGACTGATGATGTTATCGCTTTCTACTCAGATGAAAGACTTAAAGATTTTGATGGTACTATTCCTAATGCACTAGATAAAGTTAAGAGTTTGAATGGTTACTATTATTATGAAAACGAAAAAGCAAAAGAATATGGCTATGACAACCCAGAACGTCAAGTTGGTCTTAGCGCACAAGAAGTAGAGAAAGTTCTACCAGAAGTTATAGCTGAAGCACCGATTAATACAGAATACAAAACAGATTATAAAACCGTTAAATATGAAAAAATGATACCACTTCTTGTTGAAGCAATGAAAGAACAACAAGAACAGATCGAAAAACTTACCGCTGAAATTGAAAAATTGAAGAGATAATGCATTCTTATAAATAAAAAGAAACTCACAGGAGCCTTACATGGCACAGCCAACTACAAAAGCAGAATTTAAAGAGTGGTGCCTCAGAAAACTAGGTAAGCCAGTGATTGAGATTAACGTTGATGATGATCAAGTTGATGACCGCATTGATGAAGCATTATCATATTACTGGGACTATCATTTTGATGGTACAGAGAAAACATTTTTAAAACACGTTGTCACGTCTACTGATATCGCAAACAAATATATCACTATCGCAGAGAACATCATTGGTGTGGTAAATCTGTTTGATATTGGTGACTCTCTTTCTGTCAACAATCTATTCAACATTCGCTATCAGTTTGCTTTAAACGATATGTATGATATGAGTTCATACAGACTTCAAGAGTATATGATGGCAATGCAGCACATTCAGTTCATTGAAGAGATGCTCGTTGGTAAGCAGCCTATTCGCTACAATCGTCATATCAATCGTCTTCATATTGATATGGATTGGGCAAAGGTAACTGCTGGTAATTATATTGTTGCTGAATGCTATCAGATTGTTGACCCAGCAACGTATGCTGATGTTTACAAAGACCGTTGGCTACAGAACTATGCCGCAGCAAAGATTAAGTATCAATGGGGTTCGAACCTCACAAAGTTTAATGGAATGCAACTACCCGGTGGTGTAACATTCAACGGTGAACAAATTCTTGCTGATGCACGAGAAGAGATTCAACGTCTCGAAGATGATATGATTAGTTCTTATTCCTTGCCCGTACATGATATGACAGGATAAGATTTATGGCAACTTCAGTATACTTCAATAACTTTGAAGCCTCTATGGAACAATATCTCATAGAAGATTTGGTTATTGAGTCAATCAAAATACACGGACATGATATCTACTACATCACAAGAACCGCTGGTGCATTAGATGACGTTCTGAATGAAGATGACCTCTCTGAATACAAGAGAGCAGACTTTATTGATATGTACATCAAGAACTTTGATGGCTTTGAAGGTGAAGGCGACTTCCTATCAAAGTTTGGTTTAGAAATTCGTGATGAGATGACGCTGACGATTGCCAGAAGAACATTTGAACTTGACGTAGCACAATATACTCAAAACGATAGACCACTTGAAGGCGACTTGATTTACTTCCCACTCAACAAGAAAATGTTTGAGATTAAGTTTGTTGAGCATGAGCCAGTGTTCTATCAGATGGGCGCTCTACAGATGTATGATTTGAGGTGTGAAATGTTTGAGTATTCACAAGAGACTTTCAATACAGGTGTGGCAGAGATTGATACATTGTTTGCTGGTTTTGAGACAACTTCTAATACATCAATTGAGTTCCTTGAAACACAAGACTCATTTGCTGATAACAGCACTATTGAAACAGCAGCGGATAGTA